ACAAAAGCTCCCATGATCGTAGCCGTCTTTTGTTTTATAACTTTTTTGAGTTGATACATGCCATCTATTATCTTTATAGATATAAATATATTCTATAAACACGTCTCCTTTCATAGAGTCCATGTACATCCATTCATCTCTGAACGTTCGGGCTGGATCTTCTGCTCTCTTCCAGTCGCGAGCGTAAAAACTACACTCATCTAGAGTGTCGCCCAGGTAGCTGGCGTCTCCATGCTTAAAGAGTTCTTTGGCCATCTCAGGCAACCTGTAATGGTCGACCAGGCATTTACCAACGCCATATGGATAACCATCAGAGTGAACGTATATTACTTTCACTTTTTTAGTCTTCGGATCTTCTATTGCTATGTTACTTCTTGTACTCATGTTTCCTCTCTTTCTATTCCTATCTTATATTATATAGGATCAATTGTCAAGCTTTATTTTCAGGCTTGTAGCTTGCGACTTTTTTAAATTTTTTTTCATATTAACCCCTGCAATTTCAGTGCACTTACTCTTGCAGAGGCAAAGGCTCCGAGGCTACTGGCATGGGACGAACCCTCCACCAGGTCACAGCTTGACGTACAGAGGCTAGCGCGAGGCATTACTTGGACGCCGGTCCTTTTCATCATTCGTTACTCTTCTTCGGAGATCCCAAAGTATGGCAATGGATTGACTCCGTCTTTGTGAATTGTTTTCAACAGAATTTTTTCTGCCTGAACTTCGTCTTCAGCATCTATAGTCAAGCCGTCGTAGGGTTGCAACTCATGTTGCATACCCTCAAAGTCCATTTGTATTTTAAATTTCTTTGTCATTAAAATGGCATGTCTTCTGAAATTCCATTTTCTTTTTTAACTTCTTCTGTTAAAATCAAAGCCGGATTTTCTTGAGCTTGAACAATAAAATGCATAACATCTTCATCATCTGAAAGTAGAGTTAATGCGCCTAATAATTTATTAGCCTCATTAATTGTCTTTGCCCATTTCTCTATTCTGTAATCTTCAGAATATTCCGTTTTTCTCTTTCTTACTATTAAGTATATCATATATCCTCTTTCTGTTTAATTAGCTCACATTATATCAGATTATCCTATAAATAGCAAGTACCAAATTGTCGCACCTACTTTAGAATTATTCTAAAAGAAAGTTATTGACATATATATTAATATAGTATATTATCCTATATATGCAAATAAAAAAAGAAAGAGAGGACAAATGAGTAGAATAAGACTAAACCAAGAGTATCGGAACAAGATTGCTAATCGTATGAGAGTACATCTTGAACAAGAAGATACTATTGAAAAACAAAATTATGACAATCTAAAAGCCGACCAGATTGACATAAATGACAATGCTTGGAATGTGGCAGAAACTATTGTCAGAAAACATTATACACCAGAAGATGTTGAAAAAGCATACTATCTACAAAATAAATTTGAGAATGTTGAAACTATCGCCAAAGATAGTTGTTTCCATTTTCATTATATGGGTGAAGTTGAAAGTAGAGATTATGACAACAAACCTATTATGGAACAAAAGCAGATAGAAGAACATTTTGATTTCAGATTAGGTGGTGATTTTGAACATAATGATAGCACTTCATATTCAAGAGATAGTGCGTATGGATATGCTTTATATCGTGATGAACTTAAAGCACAAGATAACTGCAACCCAGATATTTTGATTGAACAAGAGGGCAAAGACCAAAACCCACACAAGACAAAATATGTTGACAACAACGACAAGTATCTTGGCGATAAAGATAGTGGTTATGGCAAAGAGTGGAACAATAAATATCAATTAGATTTAATTGGTAGAGAGTATTGTCGTGATAGGTCTATCGCTTGTAATCAAGAACAATTTATGATGTTGAAACAATGGAAACAAGCCAAAGGACAATTTGTTATGGCACACCATAAGTGGATTAAATCTGTATTAGACCAGATGAAAGAAATTAAACTTGGTCTTAAAGGTTATAAATATTTAGACGAGGCGATTGAACTTTCAACAGAACTTGGACTTGCAATTACTGACGCAGAAATAATCAGAACTAACTCTACTGGCTTAACTATCTACAATCCTAAAAATCTAGCTGATAGAATTAAAGGAATGAAAAATCAGAAAGTTAAAACCAAAGCTGAAAAAATAGCTGAAAGGATATTGTACGAAAAACAACAAAGTGTAAATTAACACTTGACATTAATGGGATTATAATATATAATCCCATTATAAACAGAAAGAAAGAGGAAACATGAAAGACATAACACAACTACCAAAGAAGTTTTATATAACTTACTTTGCTAAAAAACATAAGAAGATAATAACAAGAACTGCAAGCGCAGAAAAACCTAATGGAATATTAGGTAAAATCTTTACAGATAAAAATGGAACTGACCGATTTATCTATTGGGATTTTGACGCAGAAAGTAAATCTGGTGGATTTGGCGACTGGCGTCACGCTACTGGACAATGGGCAATTAAGGAAATAGCCTAATGTGGTTTGATCATATAATTAATTACAATGTAGTGCTATACATAGGTATAGCACTTATTGTTGGTGGTTTTATTTTATTCTTAATCGCTCAACATTTTGAGCGACAAGCAGAAATAAAACTTTTTAAATTAAAACAATTAGAGGAGGCTTTTCACAAGGCTAAACAAAATGAGCAATAAAATTGACACGATAATATCTAAAGCAAAAACTTTACATACTAACGATATCCAAACAATTATTTGTTCTTTGCAAATAGAAATAGATGAGAGAGAGGAAAAAGATGAGCGACTATAACTGGTGTCATGGTCCACATTGCCACACTAACCAAACACAATCAAGAGTAAGAGGGAGTGGCGATAATAAAGTATTGAGGACCATTAAAATAAAACATGGCAGATACAATGGTTATCAAAATGGGATTTGGGATTACTTCTGTAATCAATCTTGTTTAATGGATTTTATTAGAGAGCACTTATCAAGTCTGATTGCAATAGCACCTAGACGCGAGGCTCTTGAAACACCGGTCAAGGTTGTAAAAGAAAAGTACGAGAGTTATAGATATGAGTGGAATAGTAATAACGAGCACGAACGAGTACCATATACTGCAACAAAAACAATAATTAAAAATAGTTCTTGACAATGCTTGATCTTTCCTATATAATCCCAGATATGAAAGCGAGGAATATGAAAGTAATACAATACAATAACAAGACATACACAATACCTCAACCATTCGATCAATGTTTCTTTGGCGCAGAACCTACCAAGGTTATGACAATAGGCAACAGGTTTAATGATGAGGACCATCAGCAGTATGCAAAGCTACCTGCATTCGCAGTAGCTATCTATGATACAATCATAGGCGCAGAACAAACCGAAGATTATACTCTAATGCAAAAGGGATTGACTTGGTTTCAAAAGAACTTCACTAATGAATACTATACACTATTAGATTAATTCAACCTATTACGAGGCGCTAACGCGCCTCGTATCTTTCTGCTAGTCGCTTGGTACTTATATATATTATTATTAAGGGCTAGCCGCTTGGTACTTTTATTATTTAATAGAGGTACCAAGCCGGATTCCAAAAAAGACAATTCATATATATGTAAAACCCCCTGGCTCAGAAGGGGTCCCACTCCTTTAGACTATATCGCTTGATTTACATGGTCATCGCTGATAAAAACATTTTGACACCCATAAGAGTACTTATGCCTGATATAAAAAAAATTTTAAAAGAATTAGATATAAACAACCTAGAACCTGAGACCCGAAAAGAATTAAAAACATTAATAGTTCAAAAAGACCTCAAACAAAAACATAGTAAAATTCAAAGTGATTTTATGCATTTTGTAAAACACATGTGGCCGGATTTTATTGAGGGGGACCATCATAAAATTATTGCAGAAAAATTTAATAATTTAAAAGCTAGAAAGATTAAGAGGCTCATTGTGAATATGCCACCCAGGCATACAAAATCTGAGTTTGCATCTTTTCTTCTTCCTGCATGGATGATTGGTAACAATCCAAAATTAAAAATTATTCAAGCAACTCAC